AACCTATAACTTGAATATTTACAATTTGTGAATACTTCATTAAATCGTTAGTTACATAATCATAATCGGTAACATTACCAGGCGTTACAGTTAAATCCCCACTATTTCGCCACAGTTTATATAATTCTTTATTAGACTTAGTTTTTAAAGCTTCTTCTGGAAGGTAATAATGAGTTTTGAAGTAGTATTTATTATCTTTTACTATTAAATATGAAACAGCAGTTAAATCTGATGTTGCACCTAAATCGACACCTATATAACAAGCTTCACCTTTAAAATCATTCAGATCAATATTTTCACTATTTCTTAAAATATATTCATCTGGAAGTCAAACATTCTCAGAATCACACCAAAGATTTAGTGTTTTAGTTTTTACACCTGTTTCTTCTGATGGATTGTTTTTAGCCTGTTGAACTTGCCCCTTAATATATTTAGTAGTTACAGTAACATCTAAATTAGGTGCGCATTTAATTCAATTCTTTTCATCTTGTCAATCATCATCAACATCTAAAGAAAAAATAGCTATAAACATTTCATCATCTGTTTTTACAGCATTTAGTACTTCAATCGCTACGGTTCTTAGTTGATAACAAGGCAAGGACTTATTAAAGCCAGCAGTGGTTATTGTACACAAATGCGGGTTATCCCTCATTCCCATACTCGATTTTATTACATCTCTAACTTTACTGGTTGGTGCTGCGTGATATTCATCCAATAAACCGAACGAAGCATTAAAGCCATCTAATTTTGAATCATCAGCGGCTAATACTTTAAGTTTACTGTTTGTGAGGTTGAATTTTATATCTGCTCTATATGGGATAAAATATTTTGTTCTGGGATCAATTCCCTTTACAAAACTAGAACACATATCAAAGGCTATTTTGGCTTGTTCTTTACTGTTTGCAGCTAAAAGAACTTCTGCGCCGTCTTCATTATCGGCTATAAGGTAGTAAAGGCATAAAGCAGCAGCTAGTGCTGTTTTACCTTGTTTCCTCGATACTTCAATATAAGAACTGGAAAATCTTCTAGTTCCTGTTTCTTTTCAGTAGAAACCGATTATATTGGCTATTATAAATTGTTGTCAACCTTCCAGAATGAAAGGCTTTCCAGAATGTTTTCCGGTGAAGTGTTTTAATGTACTTATAAACTCAATAGCTTTATCTACTTTATCTTCTCTAAATTCTAAATCTTCTCTTTGTAAATCCGTTTTGAATCTGTTACAAGCTAATTGAATGTTTTTACCTGTGATGATAGTTTCATTTAGCACTTTATTTGCATAGTCATTGTATAGTTTCATTCTTTTTTATTTTGATTACACCCCTCAACTTTTTAGACAAAAAAAGCACTTGATGGAATAGTAGAAACCATTGACTTCTCGAAAATTCCTCATCAGATTTGAAAGATATTCCTAAAGATTTAAAATAGAGGTTGCAAAATTCTGATAATTCAACAACAGTATCTTTTGGAAGTAAGTCATTATAATTTATCAATATAGTATTGTAATGCTCTTTTTGAAATGTAATTATTTTTTCTAAGATCAATCCCTTATCATAATTATTATACGAATCAACAAAGTCTTTTTTAACGCCGTCATTATTAGTTGTCAAAGATTCAAAAAAACTATCTAATGTATATTTCACATCAGTTCCATCCTTATTTATTTCCCTAATTATTTTAGAAGAAAGTTCATCAATATGATTTAAATGAGGTATTAATTGTTCTTCCATTTTATTTTTTTGAAAATATCTAGGAACAAATACATTAATAAAATAAAATATTCCAGCAGCAATAATGGATAAAGAAATTTTATAAAATATATCACCAGCTATATCTGCACCTTTCCAATATGGATATAAAAAATCACTATCGATAAGCCAGTATTGATAACAAATTATCCATATTAAACAGAAATTCCAAACCCAAAAAACGATATGATTTGGGGTTTTAAAATACTCATTAAATTGCTCTAATTTCTTCTTCATAATATTTCTTTGTAAATTTATCTCGTTTCCTTACCTTGTTTTATAAATTGCTCAAATGGTGAATCCTCATCACTATCATTATCTTTTTGTATTAGTTTGGTTCTAGCTTTAGCAGTTAGTCCAAATTCTAACATCACTTTCATTGCTTGTGTTTGTGCATCTTTAGCCACCTTGATTAATGGGTGTTGTGCTATATTACCTCTATCACTTTCTACAGTTAAACCATCTTTCTCTAATTGCTTAGAAGCCTTTATAAACATTGAATAATTACGAGCTAACATAGTTAGTGCAGCACTATCAACTTCTTCTAATATTCCACTAGTTTGTAGTTTTGATAATACATCCTGCATATAAACAGTAGCATCTTTTTCAATATCTTTTGGTATTTGTCATTTCATATTATTCGGTTTTTATCATTTCTAATATGAACCTAAATGTTGGCTGCCAAAAAAATAATTTTTAATCATAGCCTAATAGATCATATTCGTTATATAACATATTAATAAAATCATTTCCTTTGTATTTATCTTTAAAAAGTTTATTCATAAACAAATCATTTAAATTTAAATTATTGAAAATATCATTTGTTTTATATAGTTTTATTGTTTTAGGCGTTGATTGACTACTGACTAAATTATAGAGTAATAATGTCAATTCAGACTTTGATAATTGCGATCTAAAAATCTTAGAATAATTTTCTCTTTCAATATTCGAAGAAATTGTTTCCAATATATAATATATAGTTCTAAAGTATTGTCCGAGTTGATCTTCATTATTTATGAAAATCATATCTGCAATTCCTCTCAGTGCATTAAATATATATTTATCAATATTTTGTTCAGAAATTTTAGGAAGTATCACCCTGATAAAGTATTTTTGCAAGTTTCTATTCAAATTATTGTTAAGTAGATATTTAGGCACTCCGAAGTTATTCGTTTCAAAACAAATTTTGATTTTATCTTTCAAATTTTGAGCAATAACATCATTCGAAATTGCTTCATTATGTGCATTAATTCCAAAAGATTGAGCAATTTCTTGCTGTATAAATAATATATCAGCGTCTTCACTTAGTTTAAAATTTTCATCACCGACTATATTTTCATAAATAATATATATAATTGACTTTATTCCATCATCTTTTGTAAAATCAGAAAATGATTTATTTTTTGTTATTAAATCTGCTTGTCTTTGATATTCGCTTAACATTTTAAAAAACAAATCCCTTTCTTCTCTTCTTACAGCTTGTTCAGTTGCTTTTTCTTCTCTAGCTTTAGCTTTTTCTTCAGCTATTATAGCTTTTCCTTTAGCTTCTTCTGCTCTCTTATCAGATTGCATTACTGTATATAATACACCTGCAAATGCAAGTAATCCAGTTATAGAACCCATATAACTTCCAAAGCTACCCCAGTCTTCAACATCCCCTAAAGGTCTATGTAAATAAACACCAAAATACATAAAATAGCAGAAGATCATTAGTAAGCTAGTAATCGCAATTAAAAAGACAATAAATTTTAAATCACTCCAATTACGAATGTTTTTTATAAAACCCATACTACATTAAATTTGATTGAATTACAAAGATAGCAATCTTAATTTAAAGTTTTCACATTTATTGTGGTTTAATGTTTTATGCGCTAAAAAATATATACCTTTGCATAAACATAAAAACCTATATACTATGAAATTAACCTCTATGCAAAACCGTATTACAGTAAGATTAGACAATGATACAAATCAAAGTTTAGACATAATGCACCAAGTAACCAAAACAGATAAAGCAAAATTAGTCAGAATGATAATGAAAGATTGATTTGATAAGAATGAAGAACTAATAAACAAATACTATGAAGAAACAAAAGCAGACTAAAGAAACACTACTACAATATATCTTTGATTATGGAATAGAATCTACTTGTAAAAGGTGAGGTATAACAGAAGATAAGTTAGATAAAATATTGAACCCCGTAAATGATTTAGCACCTAAAATCAGAAATATAAAAAGCAAATCAACTACTCTAAATACTGAAGTAGCAAATATCATATCAAAAAACTATAATAACCTTTGATCTAAATATGTAAAGGATAAAGAAAAATTATCTATGTGTCAGACCTCAGAGGATGTTTTTCAAACGACTCTACTAAAAGTGCTGGAAGAACTATCTGAAATAGATGAAAAACAAGTACTAGAATATATAGATTATAAACTAAAACTAGTAGATTTTCAAATAAAACAAGACCAAAAAGAACTATACAAACATCAAATGTATTTAGAAGATGCCAACGATCAACAAGCCGACCAAACAGCGGACTAAATCAACCAAAACAAAGGAAAGACAGGCTGTTTATAATACCACCAGATGAAGAAAACTAAGGCTTGCTAAACTAATTGACTCACCACTTTGTGAGGTCTGTTTATTAGCCGGAATAATTACCCCTGCAATAGATATACATCATATTGATTCATTTATGAATTATGAAGGATTAAAACGACTTGAAATGGCGTTTTCTTATAATAACCTTCAGTCAATATGCAAGGAATGCCACCAGAGGTTTCATAATAGCTAAAATTCACAAAATCAGTAATTTATTATTTTTTAATGCTAAAAAATCCCGACCTTTGTATTGTAATCAAAAAGAAAATTGTCGTGAATTTCTTGTTACAAATGCTGTTTAATTTGATTTTTTGGAAATTAGGCGTTTAAAATGCGCCTAATTTCTTAATTATCTTGCAATAAAGCTAAAACCAAACAATAAAAAATTATATGTGAAAATACAAGAATGAAATTTATACAACCCAGAAAGAAATCCGAATAAAATGCGGTTTGTCCGGCTCAGTTTTACGAGCAAAAATAAAAGATAATGAAATAGTAAAAATTGAAAATACAGGTTGCCAAACTTATGAAGACATACACAACAATATCAAATAATATAGGGAAATACCTAAATTTTGAAGATACCTTTAGATATACTTGTTTGGCTTTCACCCCAACGAAAGAGAATAACTCATATACAGATTCAACATTCAAACAAATAATGTGATTGACTAAAGATACTTCAGAAAATACAATTAAGGATTTTGTTAGTCGACTTAGAAAATCTGGATTTATTGAAATCGAAACATACTATCAAACAGTCCATATTAAAAGGAATAAATACTTTATGAAAAGAGAAAATGAAAATTTTAGAATGATCGGAAATGAAATAATTGATCTGGATTTAAAACCAGCTCATAAAGGCTTTTTAATACAACTATTTGGTTTGTGCCTCAATAATACAAGAAGATGTGAGTTTACTAATACTAAAATTGCGCAACAACTTAATGTTGCTCAATCAACAGTAGGAAAATACACTAAAGAACTAATGCAATTAGGACACCTTAAGAAGTTGAAAAAAGGCTATGAAATACAAGGTGAGTATTTTATAAATGCACTGACTGAAAAGGAAAAAGAAAGACTTGAAGAACTTGAATTTGTAAAACAAAAATCTGAAGAGCTTAAGCTTTTATATCCTGATAATTACATTTCAGATATAATTGATAATACTAACTGGACTAGTATAGCACACCCTAAGAAATATATCCAAGCAATTGAAGCCGGAGTTGCAAATTTCCCAAAAATTGGAAAAGAAATCATTGAAGAAATTTATTTATAAGCATTTTAAAAAAATTCGATTTTCCACCTATAGGATATTCACCTCGACATCCATACTATAATACCTATCAATAATACCTATTATATGGTGCTTTGCACCTTCAAAAAAAATCAACAATTTAAACAGAACAACAATGACAACAGCAATCTTTATTACAGCATTTGCTTTATTCAGCATTTGACTAGGTGCTAAAATAGCAGAGTTTATCACAATGAAAAAGATAATCAGATTAAAAAATAAGCAAATAAGACAACTTAGAATGCAAAATCTGATAACTAAACAACAACTTTATATTGAACAATCATTTAAGGAATAATATGAGATCAAATAGAGAAGAAATAACACTAGATTGAGTAAAAGAGATATTAGCCTTAAGCGGAATAACTGCAACCGCAACTACAGATCAATATGCTAAACACGATCTGGATTGTTCAAACGGTGGAATAATTGAAGTAAAAGAAAGATGATTAGATAAGTCTAAGTTTTGACAATATGGTGAACAAGGTTTTATATTGGAAGATATAAAATTTCAGTACTTATTGGGTAAGAAAAGCCTGTATTGCAATGTTTTTGATTTCTCTGATTTAAAAATAGCTTTGTTTTGAAACGTCAACCAAATAGAAAGTAGCATTACCAGTTTAGGATGCAAAGCGACTACTACATTTAGCAATAATTTCTATATGAATAAACAAGTCCACCTTGTAAATATAGACCAAACTGCATTCATCTATTTATGTGAAAATGGTGAGTGAATCAGATCAAATAAAGAAACCCTAATTACCAAATTAAACTAACTATGAAAGAACAAACAGAACTACAATTCAAAGTAAGTATTGAAGATGCAAACATTCTTCTGAATGCACTAAGTACACAACCATTTAACCAAGTTGCAAAACTGATTAATAACCTACAAGAACAAGCACAAACGCAATTGCAATTGCAACCAGTAAAAGAATAAACCAATGGCACTAACTAAAAAAATAGACTTCTTAAACGGAGTTATAGCAGAAGCAGCTTATATTGAAGTAAGCACTATTAATATTGATTGAGATAATAAAACGGCTAATCTTAATGTGAAAACATACTTAGATAAGGCAACTAAAGATGCAAGTTTACAACCTTTACAAACTGAATATCTTTATGTCTCAAATAATGCATTACCAGATACTACAGCGGCAAATTTTACGACTTACTTCTCAACTGGTAATATTAAATCAAACGCTGAAACTTATCTATTGACTTTAGATAAATATAAAGACAGTACAATAGTTGAATAAAACAAAAGCTACTTAGATGATTCTAGGTAGCTTTTGTTGTTTGAATTATTATTTATACCACTTTATTTCAAAAGTGAAGTCTTTTTAGCATCAAGTGCTAAAATCTAATATGCCTTCATATATTTTTGTATTATAAATAATAAGAACGACAGAAAATTACAATATATAATAACACTAGTGTCCGGTTGTTGAACCGGTATTTATTCTGAAATTCTTTATTATTAGCAGTTTCAGAGGTATTTAAAATTTTTCGATTTGAATTTTTTCTTG